CCTAGAACCTGCATACTCATATGCCAGAATCTATTATAAAGGTGGTTCATTAGCAAAACATAAAGACAGAGAAAGTTGTCAATATTCTGCTACCATCTGTATAGAAAACGATAAAGAACCTTGGCCAATCTTTATGGAAGATTGGGAAGGAAATGCAAGTTCAGTTGACTTATATCCCGGTGATATGATTATCTATCGTGGGGACAAACTAAGTCATTGGCGTGATGAATATCAGGATGAAAAACAGATTCAATGTTTTATTCATTATGTTGATATGGATGATAAGTATGCCGAATTCGTTAATGACCGTAGACCGATGTTGGGTCTGGCAGCAGACACAAGAATGAATAAATGCTAAATAATATTATCAATACAACAACCGCAGGTATTCTTCACTATATTATGTCTATGTGAATCAATCGGGGTCTAACCCCATTTAAAAACTCTCCAAAAAATAATACAAAGCGAAAAAGTCAATTCGGACTGGAGACCAAGGGACGTTTGTCCTGTAATCAAAGGAGGAAAAGATGTATTCGAAACATCTCCTAAAATTATTTCTATCATTGTTTTTGTTGGTAGGACTTAATACAAATGCTTATGCTAAAACACATAAGGTAAAGAAACATAATACGCACCATGTCTCACATAGTGCTTCACGGAATATAGCTAGTTGGTATGGTCATCCACACCACGGCAAAAAGATGGCAAATGGTAATCGATACAATATGTACGCACTTACTGCCGCTCATAGAACTCTTAAACTTGGAACAAAAGTTAGAGTTACCAATCTAAACAACAATAAGTCTGTTATTGTTATCATTGAAGATAGGGGTCCATATGTGCGGGGTAGGGTTATCGACTTGTCATTTGCGGCTAAAACTAAAATCGCAATGGATGGAACTGCACCTGTCAGGTTAGAAATTTTAGATTGACATTCTTCTATCTTTGTGATATAATGGTGTTTTGTTGTAGGGAATCAATATGCCAAAGGTAGAAGAAATTCAAAAATTTAGTAAGATGATTGATGCGTTGGCATCTGATTTGGGTTTAACTAGATTGGAAGCAATACTACATCATTGTGAAGAATCTGGTTTGGAAGTAGAAATTGCATCTACTCTTGTTTCATCTGCATTGAAGAGCAAGATAACCGAAGAAGCAATTAATGACAACCTTATCAAAAGAGGGAATCAGTTACCTATATGAGTGAGAATAGTGGTTTTGCTTCTTATATTATGTTCCATGCGATTAAGCAACACTTCACCACTAAAAGTTATGACTACTTCAAGTATAACGGTAAGATCAAACTAAACCAAGATCATTTCATGAAGGATAAATGTAAGTATAGTTACTACAAATTATCCAGAAAGTATAATCTAGATGAACTAAAAGATTTTCTAGTGTCTAATTTCATAGACCGAGAGATAAAATGGGTAGGAGATGTTACTAATGAAGAAGGTGAATCGTCTTATTTCAAATGGAAGAAACGCAATCAGAGCCTTACATACATTTTTACTGGAAATGTGGAATACCTTTTCGAGGAGGTAAAGAAACCAGATGAACTTCTGGTAGTAAGGTCAGGTAGATTTCCCAAACTTCTCCAAGAAACAATGGAAGGTAACATTGAGGTAGAAACTTTATGTATTCTCAATGATATTATGGGGTTTGTCCCTATGTGGGATAAGAAGGTAGATGATGATATTATCTACCCAGAATGGAGTAGGAAGATTATTAAGTACACTCCATTCATTGATTTTGACAAAGCTAAATACACAAATATACTTAAACAAAAGTTAAGAGAATATGAGAAAGGATAAAGTAGAGTGCATTTATGTAGATATGGATGGTGTCCTAGCAGACTTCAGAAAGAGGTATATTGAACTCTTTCATGCTGATCCTATGGATTCACATAAACATAAGAAAATGAAAGACAACTGGAATAAGTTTGTCGATGATGATGGATTTGAAACCTTGGATTTGATGCCAGATGCAAAGATTGGTATTAACTTTCTCAATGGTTTGAATATCCCCATCAAGATTTTAGGTTCTACTGCAAATGAAAAGCAGTATGCACCTATTGTCAAACAAAAAATGATTTGGTTGAAAGACCACAAGATTACATGGGAACCACATTTTGTTCCCGGTAAAAGATTCAAGAAGGACTATGCCGAAAAAGGATATGTCCTGATTGATGACACCGAGTCTACCATTGAACAATGGAACGATAAAGGTGGTATCGGTATATACCATACCGATTGGGTGACAACGATTGCAATTCTAAAAACTTATCTTTAGGAGTTGACAAATCAAATTCGTTATGGTATAATTAGTCTTTATTATGTTTAAGTGGATAATTCGTTTAATATCTCGTTTATATGGAGTAAATATATGTCGTTTTCAAATCTAAAGCGTTCATCATCAAACCTTGATAAACTTACCAAGGCAATCGAAACCCTCAATTCATCTTCTGATTTTGGTAATAATGATGACCATTATTGGAAGTGTGAAGTTGATAAGGCAGGTAATGGTATGGCTACCATTCGTTTCCTCCCTGCACCAGAAGCAGATGGAGATGAAGGTCTTCCTTTTGTAAAACTCTTTTCTCATGGATTCAAGGACAATGGTGGATGGTTTATTGACAATTGCCCTACTACCAATGGTGATCCTTGCCCTGTTTGTGAAAGCAATTCTACACTATGGAATTCTGGTATTAAGGCCAATCGTGATATCGTTAGTGGTACTCGCGATAATCCTGGTCGCAAGCGTAAGCTTTCTTATATTTCTAATATCTACGTTGTTTCAGACCCGAAGCATCCAGAAAACGAAGGAAAGGTTTTCCTCTTCAAGTACGGAAAGAAAATCTTTGACAAGTTGACCGAAGCAATGCATCCTGCATTTGAGGATGAAACTGCGGTTAATCCTTTCAATCTTTGGGAAGGTGCAAACTTCAAGTTGAAGATTCGTAAGGTGGATGGTTATCAGAACTATGATAAGTCAGAGTTCGAAACACCTGGTCCTCTTGCTTCCGATGAAGAAATGGAAAAAATCTGGAATCAAGAACGTTCCCTAAAGGAAATCGTTGCTCCTACTCAGTTTAAGAACTATGATAAACTGAAGGAACGTCTGGATAAGGTATTGGGTCATGGTGAAGCACCTAAGAAGACCACAGTAGAAACCTTGCGCGAAACTGCACCTAAGAAGGTTGAGGATGATGCACCTTGGAATGATACTGCAACCGTTGAAGATGACGATATGGCATACTTTGCCAATCTAGTCGATGGAGATTAATCTCTAAAACAAGAAACCCCCGAAAGGGGGTTTTCTTTTATCTAGCAATTGAGAATGGAATATCCCACGGTGATGTATTATTCATCATAGATTTTCTAATAGATGGATTAGCATTTCTCGAAAGAGGACTTTCGTAATGTACATCTTCGGATGTACTTTTAGTATTAGTTACAGATTGATTAGCTACTACCGTCTGATTAACTTGTTCCATTAATTGTTTAACTAGTAGATTTTCATTAGGATCAGCTTGTATATCCGGTTTAGATGGTTCTGTTGCTGATAACTTATTAGGAGTTTGTTCTTCTCCTTGTAATTTATCCATAAACGCTTCAAATTTAGCAGGATCAGCTAGATTCTGATAGGTTTCATTAACCTTACTCCATGTTTTTTGAAGTGTAGAATATGAATCTAATGCTTCTTTCTGAATATCCATCTTACTAATTCTGTCTAGGGTAGGTTGTATTTTTTCCATACCCTTGTTAGCAAGTTTTGCAGTTGTTTCAAATGTCTTATCTAATCCAGTTTCAGCTAAACTAAATGCAGATACGGCACTATCCGTAAAGGTAGTATCGTCAGCAAGTTCTTCTCTTATTGCAGTACGAGCTTCGGTTACTGTTTCTTTTGCAGTATCAAAAGATTTAATGGCGGTTTCTGATACACCATATCTTTTATCAGCTTCATTTAGTTCATTCTTGACCCTTTTGACTTCATTCCCCACATCTTCATACGCTTGCATTAATGGTTGTAATGCTGGTTTTAGATATTTGTCATTAATATCAGAAATATTTGAAGTTGCGCGATCTAATATTTCTTTTTTAAGACTCAATTGAATTAACTTTTTATTAACATCATCCATTGATACTTTATCACCTGATGGCCCAGTAAAGTATCCGGCATCAGGCATATCCGGTGATGTAGGTCCGACATACGAATATCCATATTCGGCCATTCTTGTTTTCTTTATTTCTTTTTGCTGTCCTACTAGAGATGAATATAATTCATCTTGTTTTGATTTTCTTTCCTTATAAACATCTCCCAAAACCATACCACTAGATTTACCGAAAACTTCTTTCTTGCCAACTTTTGTTATACCTAATAAATCTTTTGGTGGTTCACCAGTTTGTATTTGTTCTATAATATTATTAACAATATCTTGTTTAGATTCCTCATCCATCTTTTTATAATCTGGATTCATATCAACTATTTCTCTCACTTTATTGACAAAATCCTCACCATACTCTGCTTTATTAAAATATGTTTTGGTTGATGTGATACCCCCAGAAACAGGTCCAGCTAAAGCAACACCAGCAGCGGCAAATGGACCGGCCATCATTCTGGTGGCTATTGTGGACATAAGTTTTCCATAATTTTCCCAACTCAATGGTTTGGTTAGCCATTCAGATATTCCCTTACCTATATCATATAACCATCCAGTTATTGCATCAGTAGATTTACCAATAAAATCAGATACAAAATCAACTACCCATTTCTTAATACCTTCGTAGACACCTTGGGATGTATCAACATTCATAAAAGATTGTGCAAATCCCTCAGCTTTTCTGTTTATCCAACTGGTGATAGGTTGTAGTTTATCTTTAAGGAAATTGAAAAACCCAGATATAATTTTAAATTTATCTACAAGAAATCCTTTGAAATCTAAAACAGAATTCTTAACTGATAGTGCATATTTTTTAAGTTCATCTTGAAACACCCAAACCAACCCACCAATAGCAGCCCCCATAAAACCAAGTCCCATAGTTTTAAATATTCCACCAGTGGTAGGAGTTAACTTGTTGCGAATATTAGACTTAAATGCCTTTTTCATTCGCATTATCTTTTGAGTTCTTTCTTGTTTCTTTTTGGCTTTGAGTAATTGTTTCTTTTTCTCTCTTTTTTCTGCACTTGTTACCATAAAATTATATAATTTTTGAAGAATATTCCCTTGATCTTCTTCTTTGGTTTCATCTTTCTTTAGTTTATTAGTACCACCAACAGGACCAACTCCTGATGTATCTAAAGCAACTAAATGAGAGGTTATTCCTTTCATAGCAGTAACTATATCTGCCGCAATTTCTTCCAAATCTCTAATTCTCTGATTAACAGACGCATTAATAGTTTCCTGAGATTCATTTTTTAAACGAACTTCCGCAGTTAATTTTGAAATCTTTGATGGTTGTTTAATTTTAGCCATTGTTAGTCTTTATAATAATTGGATATAAATGGATTTGCAAATATTGGAGGAATATCTGATTCAGAAGTAATAGCAATTCTATGAATATTCTTGTTTTGACTAATATTATTGATTGTTAGATTATTCTGAGCAAATAACCCAGAAACATCAGGTAATATTGAATCTTTTCTAGGTATTTCCCCAGACAGTTGTGATAACATCTCTTCCATTTTAACAACGGATTGTTTTGAGAAACTTTCGTTGAATACTTTACCAAGGACTGCTGTTTGAATTCTATATGCATCAAGTGCCTCTTGAATAAAGTCTAACTTATCCAAAGGATCTTGTTTCTTTTGTTCTTCCTGTTGTTTAAGGGTTTCACCAGAAGTTTTTCCAGTTTCACCCGGTTCTGGGTTTTCTATATTAGGTACATCTTTAATTACTTGATGACCCAATCTACCAGAAGTATGTTCAGTTAATGCATCTTGAATTAGTTTAGGTAATCCATATGTCCAAGTTCTAACTGGACCAATATCCACATGAATAAAACCATCACCCAAATAAACACCAATACCACCAAATCCTACCTTTGATGCAGTACGAACAAAATTTGCAATGTCTTGTTCTTTATATCCCATAGGAATAGCAATATCACACGCTTTACCTCTCATGTGATATGAATCTTTTGCAACACCTTTATTTTTCTTTGAAATCTGTTTATTATACCAAGGGGGTCTATATCCACAAGTTATTATAAGTGATCCCAATCCAAGTGCAGAACGCAATTGTTGAACTTTCTGTGCTTGTGTTTTTAAAATCTTTTTATCTTCACCATGAGAATGTTGCACAAACTGCAATCCACGAAGATCACCTTCAGTCGCTAAATCTCTACTGACCAACTCTTTTCGTTGATCTAGAGTCATTCCATCCCCTGTCTCACCACGTTCTGCATAGTTATTTGCAACTCTGGTTGGTTGTGTGATGATTGGACTAGATTCAGAATCTCCCTTTGGGGAAAGGGGTTTCATTGTAGTTTCTGGTTGTTGAGTCCCAGATAAAATTCCAGCATAAGCAGGTACATATGATCCTACCTTACTTTGCATGGTCTGTTTCATTTCACCTATAGTTTTAGGTTCTGATTTTCCTTTTTTCTTATAATCTTTATAGAATACAGGTAAATTTGCCTCGACTGCACTTTTAGACATAACTTCAGCAGCTATTTTAGTATCTGGAGCAGATAAAAATTTCTTTGCTTCTGGACCAAAAAACATACCAGCATACAGTTTGTTGGGATCGGTGATATCTATTCCCGATGACTTTATTTCTTTCATCAAGTATGCGGCACCAAGAACATTGGCTTCTGGATCAGTTACATCCTTGCCCCTTAGTTCTGCGTGTTGTTTCTGTAATCCCGCCCAAGTCCCCTTAGTGATCTGAAACAGACCCTTAGCAGTAGAGGTATCTGCACCGATACCTGTCTGAAATCCACTCTCAGCTCGTGCAATTGCCATCATTGCGGCAGGGTCTATACCAAACTTAGATGCAGTATCGGTGATAATTTTGGTTAGTTTAGGGTCTTTTGGCATCGTTGCCTCTCCGACCTTTACTGCACCAGATTCTATCTCAGATGTAGATGTGGCAAATTTAAAGTCACCTAAACCAAACCCATCCATAATACTATTGATGGCAGTTTTTATTTCGTCAAATACTTTGGTTACACCAAACTCTTCTGATATACTTTTTATAGTCTCGGTCAACTTTTCTAAACCAAGAAGTTTAGAAATAGTATCCCAGTTTCTATAAACCATTCTACCAAAACTAAAATACTTAAAATATTGCAACAACTTACCAAATATTCCTTCTTCCTTTTCTTCTTTTGGTTTATCTTTGGTAGGTTCAACTTCTTGAATTAAAGTATTTTGAATAAATTCATTTTCTTCAGACTCATCATCTTGTTCGCGAAGTTGTTCTTCTTCAGATAGATTTTGTCTATATGTGTCTTTAACTATAAACTGATATAGTTTATTCAGTAAACTGGTAGATGTATCCTGTTTGGTTGCTAGTTTTTCTTGGATAACATCTTGTGGTGATAATAAAAGTTTATCTTTAAACGCAGAAAAGTCAAGTCTCTTTTGCAGGGACTTGACTATGGTATCTCCGACATTTAATGGTTCTTTTGTTTCGTTTACTGTTGGTAAGTAAGCCATTATCGTTTTGTTTGTTCTTTTATTCTTTGATTTTCTTGTTCAATATACTGTACCAATAAAGTCACATAAATGTCTCTTTCCCAAGGTAACATCGATTCAAGTTCTGTTAAACTATACTTGTGATGTTGCATCAATGAGAAATTAGTCTTATAATAGTTTTTCAAATTGTCATGACGAAATATTACCCGAAAAAATTTTCAAGTCCCTCCATGACAATACTGTGATCAAAACCACACTTAGAGCATTTGATGCCTATTTTCTTTCTGATCTTGGGGATACTGTCAAAGAACTTTTCTAGTTTATTGAACTGTTCTTGGTTTAATGATTCCAAAAACTCCATTAATTCTTGTGGTGTAGATTCCTCTGCATAATAGTATTGTTCACCATCATAAATGTATTCGATAGAATCCACAATAACACTAAAGGCAGTCTCTACTGGATTCTTATCACTAGAAATCTTATCCATGATAGAGAATTCTGGATATTTCAATTTCATAGAAATAGCAGGAGTTAATTGAATTAATGAATCATCAGGATTAAAGTCCTCAATGTTAATATCATTAAGATCAATTTCTACCTTCATCTTGTTACCACAAATCTTACCCTCTACTTCATTATTGCAGATATAATTATTTTCTACAATCTCTCCTACCGACTTGGCACGAAGATTAATGAAATAATACTCTACATCAACAACAGGCAACTTATCGATATCAATGTTTTCTGTTAATGTACAGTTATGAAGAATTTGTTTGATGTTTCTTTCGATGGTTTCTTTATCATCTGCTTCCAATGCCATCAAAAGATTCTTCTGTTCTTTAACCAGAAATGGTCTGAACTTAATTTCCTTTCCTGATAATGGTAATCTAATATGAAAAATAGGTGTGTCAATTCTAGGCAATGCCATATTATACTCCTCAACTCAATTATATTGATCCAATAAATCCTGCTAATGCTTGTGTTCCCAAATTCTTTGCATTTTCACTAAAGGTTCCCAACTGCCATTTAGTGTACGCAAATACTACTGACAATCTGTGGTAACCATCCGAACTCCAATCTAATTCCAACTGATTAACTGCAACCGGAAATGCATCAATCAATACTGCACGATATGTTAAATTGTTTTGCACATCATATTGATTAACTGCAATTTCAGTTACATACTCATTCTTGTATCTGAAGTTATATGTAGCAGATGGGTTAATGACTTCCATCCACTGATCAAAGAATAGTTTCAAATCCATATCACTATCCAGAATAAAATTCATAGTGATATCGTTATATGTGGAAAGAAATGGGAACTTCTGTACAGGAGCAGAACCAAATCGTCTTTCTGTAGTGTTAAATATTCTTCCTGGCATTTCGGTACTTTCACATCGGAGAGATAATGTCTCACGAAGGTTTCCATAAACTGCCGCCAATACTATGGGCATGGGAATCAACACATCAAATCTAGATGGTCTTGCTAATTCCAATGATTTAAAACTACTCTTGAAGCTCTGTACGTCTGCTCTTTTCATTTTACTTAACTGTTCTTTATCTCTGCAACAGATTCGTTCCAAACATCTGTTGCTGGTGCTTTCTTAAATTGGTGAACTGGAAGATATAATGCAACATCCCATTCTTCTGGGGAAACTGCCATAACCCTAGACTTAATATTAGTATTCAAATACCTTTTGATACAAGGTCTGAATTCTTTATATCGTCTAGATGCGTTCAAAATATCATATGAAACTCTCAGTCTCTTGAATTCATCCTGTTCATCATAGATAGCTAACGGTTTCATTTTCTGAAGTAGTATCTGTCTATAACGAATAGGTAAATAATGCAAATTCAAACCCAAGAAACCATCTCCATACTTTTCTATGGGAATAACCATAGGAAAAACATCATAGTATGGTAGGTCATCTTTTAATTTTGGGTTATAGAAAAAGAAATACAAACCACCAAGTTTAAACTTAGTATTAATACCTAGAGTGTATTTGTCAACATAACGATGTTTTTCATTCCTGATATCCCTTGCCATTTGAGTAGGGTTTTTCAAGGATGCAATCTTTCGATTCATCCAGTAATATGCGTCCCTACTTAAAAAGGCAGCATTTTCTGGTTTCTTTTCTGTTAATTGTGTTAGTTTAGAAGTCATATTACTATTTAGGTTGGTATATCTTGAGATCGTCTTCAGTTAATACTTGGAATTCCCATCCACGATCCAGAGCATATTCGGTTGCCGCTTGCCATTTCGCTTGATTAACACCCCATGTTGCAACTTCTTGAATGTATTGTTTGGTAATTCGTTTTCTTTGTTTAGGTTCTTGGGACTGTTTCTTTGGTTTAATCTCTATCAAAAAGACTTTAGGACCATGTACAGTTTGCATTTTAACAAAGAAATCTACAAAGTATCTATGACGTTTTCCATCTACTGGTGAGGTATAAGGCACAACAATTTCTTCCGAAGACCACTCTAATATTCGTGGATCAGAATCAAGAAATGACATATATTTACATTCCCAAGAGGAACGATAAAATATGTTATTGGGATCCCCTTTATACTTTTTGATATTTCGGGGACGAAATTTACCTGAGTATGCCATATAAATAACTATATATATTTTCCCTAATGAAATAAAAAATGGCAACAATAGAAGTATTCCCGCTTTCAGTTAATGGTATATCTCCGCCATTAAATCTGTTATCACAGGCATTTACTAATAAATTAGATCCTAAAAATCTATTCTACCCATTGGATTTGGCTGCTAATCCAAACTATGGTCATGCCATTCAAATTTCACCTTTTAGAACATCATATAATGTTTCTAATATAGGTAAGGGAATAATTGATGGATCAGAGGCACTAAACCTGTCGTCATTTTCTAAAATTTTAAATCCTACAAATTGGAAAGCATTAAATCCAACAGAAACTACCGAAGGTACTATTTCTTTATATATGCCTGATTCATTACAGATGAATTACAGTCATGATTGGAGTCAAATAAGTCTCACACAGACATTAGGATTAGCATCATATGTAGGATCAGCGGTTGCAGATTGGCAGTCTATAGGAGGTAAATCTGGATCAGCGGCAGATAAAGGTGCGGTGGCCAATTTATACGCAAAAGGATTAGGTATTGGTGCGGCCGGTCTTATCAATCCAGACCTTGGTGTTATTGCAGGTAATCTATTAGATCAAGTTCCCAATCCTCAACTTCAGATGTTATATAAGGGAACAGAATTAAGAGAATTCCAATTTCAATTTAAATTTACACCAGCTTCTAAAAAAGAAGCGGTTGAAGTTGAAGCAATTATCGAATCACTGCAATACTTTTCTGCACCAAAATTACTTGGTAGTGCGGCTCATCAATATTTGGAACCACCACATCTATTTAAAATAGATTTTCTATTTGTTGGTGGCACAGGGTTGCAGAGTGCAGTAACTAATTTCTTTAGAAATATCGGAACCAACATCCTCACATCTCAATTATATGCTGATATGTTTGCTGGAACACAACAAGCAAACCTTAATCCAAAAAACAATAAAGCAAGGATATTCCAAATCTATAATCCTTGTGCATTGCAAAATATCTCTGTTGACTATGCACCTAATGGATGGGCGGCTTATGAAGATGGTGCGCCAGTAGAAACCACTGTCTCATTAACATTCAAAGAAGTAGATATTGTAACTAAGGATACTATCAGACCAAAGAATGGCACAGGTTTCCTTGGATTACCTGGATTTGATCAAATTGCCAGTGAATGGATAGGTAGAAATACTCCAACCATAATAAAGTAACCTCATGCAATACTTTAACACCTTACCATTAATAACTCAAAACACATATAGTGTTTATGGTAATAATCAAGTAGTAACTAATC